AATGAATCAATTTCAAAATTTTCTTTTATAGTTTTAATCAACTCATACTTTTCATTTTGTAATTTATTTCTATTCAAACCCCTTCTTGCCTTCATAACCGCTTCAATTAACATATTTGCCTTTGTGTCTGATTTTAATTTTTCATCTACTAAAGTTTTGTATAGTCTATATTCCTTAATAAGTTCTGTGTTTTTATTGAAGAACTTTTTAAGAATTTGAATAGCGATAGATTCATTGGAAGAAATAATGTCAGATGTTATCTGGCGTGTTAATAGCTCAAATAACATTGCAGTATTTTTGAATTTTGAATGTTTTATTTTCTTCATTTTTCCTTATACCTATTTGTGTGCACTTTCATAGAATAAATATAGAGAAAATTACAATTCATCTAATAAATTGTTTTCATCTAATAAATTTGGTTCAATTTCTTTGTTATTTGATGGTTTAAGACTTTCTGATATTATTTGTTTAGTCTTTACTCTCATACCAGACATACTACCAATCAATTTTTCAATGTTTTTATTTTCAAGAGATAATGGTGAATTACCCTTATGGTTTGCCTTTGGTGATTGATTAACTTTAAGTGTACTACCAACATCCTTCATTCCTATTGGATCCCTTCCAAATGGACTTTTATCTGTTGCATAATTCAAGTTTTTAGCAGGTCTACCTGCACCAGGCCAACCACCGTCTGGAACCTCATTATCATTTATCATTTTAGCACCACCACGAACTTGCATACTTGCAATATCATGTGGTGTTCCGAAAGATTCCTTTGTAACTGCTGGATCATTTCCTTCATTTTCAATTTGTTTCTGACGAAATGCATGTTTAATATCTTCAAGAACTTCATTTTTTTCAAATTCCGCTTCATCTTCTGACAAATTGAATATGTTAGAATATATGTATTTCAATGAAAATAATTTTTTCTCAATTAGTGTTCCAGCCAAATCTACTCTCTCTTTCATAAGAGCAACTTTTTCTTGTTCATATATTATAGATGGACCAGTCAAACCAAGTTCAAAATTTACAAGGTCTGCATTTTCGTAACCTTGTGAGTAAAGATGAACAATAGCTATTTTTGTCAATTCTGAAACAACTATTCTTTGTATTCTCTCTATTGTTCTGGCAAAACGAATATCGAGAGCAGCAAGAGTTGCCTTACCTTCAACTCTTTCATCATAGCCCAAATATGTTTTTGGGACTTTAAGAGCGGCAAAAATCTTCGATCTCAAATACTCAATATCTTGAATAGAATCATATTGTAATCCAGCAAGAGACTCAATAGAAGTTCCAGATTGCCCACCACGAACTGGAAGATAAAAGTCTTCCAAAAGATTTTGCATATTAAAACGAAGATTATAGTCACCAGTCTGTTCATTTATTATTGGAACTTTCTTCATTTTATTCATAAGGTTGTTCATATATTGGTCTACTTCTGCAGGTGGAATGTTACCAATATCAATTTTGAATATCCTCTTTTCTGGTGCTCGCATAATACGATGTATCAACATAGCATCTTCCATCAATAAAATCTGTTTGAAAAGTTTTCTAGCACCTTCCAACATAGATTTGCCATAGGGTAAAAAATTTGTATCACCAAGAAGACGGAAATGAGCAATTTCATAATTCTGAAATTCACCTTTTCCGAGAGGTCCTTCATAAATAAATTTTGTCATGTAAATATGTTCGGGATCAGTTCCTTCTTCTCTTTGCATTTCATATGGTGAAAATGGTACAACATTTGTTACACCCAATTCATCCTTTACATCAAGATAAAGGTAAAAGTCTCCATATTTACAAAGATTTCTAATCCAAGGCCAAAGATTGTATTCTATGTTAAGAACATCATAAAAAAGATTACGAAGTATTTTTCTTATATTATCGTTATCGGTTTTTATTGTAAGAACATCGCCCTGATCATTTTTAAGAGTGCTTTCATCGGAATATATGTCAAGCGCGGATGAAATAATTGCATCGGTGTCCATTGCCTCATAATCGGTGTACAAATCTATTTTTGTAGCAGAAAAAGAATTGTATTGATTGTAAACAGATATTGGGGTTCCCTTTGTACCATGCAATCTACCATATCGATCTATAACCTTTGAGGTATGTGGGTTCCCATCACCCTGATACCTTGCGGTATCAACCACTCTTAATTTTTTACCACCAACATTACGAACAACAACATTGGTTGAAAAAAGTGTTTTCAATCTATCAAATAATGATTTTTTTTGTGCCATTTGTCACCTGTTTTCTATAATATAAACTTAATATAAATATGTAGGAAAAATTGTAAACCTTATTTTAGCAACCAAGTTAAATCTTCGTTTTGACCGTTTATATTCATACTCCAACCATTATTATTATCAGAAAAATTATATGACGGTTTTAATGGACTGGTTGATTTACCCATGTAATCTAAACTCATTCTGGTCTTCATCAAACCTTCTTGGCGAAGTTTTATAGCAGTATCTCTAACCCAAAGACCAATAGAAAATGACAAAACTAAATCGTCACTGTATCCAGATTGTGCTTCAGCCTTTGAACCATTCCAAACGAATACAAGAAGTTCTTCGGTCAATCTTGCAGATTTTACAATAGGTGTCCTCTCACGAAAATATGTTTCTAACTTTGAAATCAACAATGGTCTTGTTTTTGCACTTGTAGTGAAACCAGGAACCATTTGTGATTTGTCTTTTAAGTCATAACCTTTTGGTATTTGAATAGATGGATCAACATATCCATCTTCTTTGTAGGTGTAATACAGATTCGGATAACCTCTGTCTATTACTTGTTGGATTACTGCCCACCCAACATTAGCATTTTCAATAACAAGCATTGCATCGTTATATTCGGTTGCAACTGATACCAGCATATTACCATAAGACTTCGTATCAAGTTTTCCACGATATTCCGCAACTTGTTCTAAATTATCAATATCAATTACGTGAAATGCTGAATTATCATTACCATCACCACGAGCAACATCGGCTACAACAATGTAAGTTTTATTTGAATCCGGATATTCCCAAATCCAATAAGCATCTTCTGCACCTCTTTTTTCTTTTGGTTCACAGACATAAGTTTCTCTATACCATTGAACCAATTCACCATCAATAACAGAACGACCGGATGCAAGGAAGTTTCCATCACATTCTTGTTTTGCCAAATCTGGTCCAAGAAGAATATCTTGTTCGTCTCTCCATGTTTGATCTCGGTCTGGATGAACTTGCCATAATAATTCTATTGGATTAAATGCACTCTCTTTTAGTGTTGCCTTTACCCATTGTTTGTGATAAAAGTTACCAACACCGTTTGGGGTAGAATTGATAATTGCCGTACCACCGGTTGCCAATGTTTGTTGTGCAGATGCCCATATCTTATCAATGTCATCAATAAAGGCGGCCTCGTCTATAATCAGAAGTGAAAGTGCTTCAGAACGAGCAGAGTCAGCGGCAGCAGAAACGGCTTTGATTTGTGAACCATTCTTAAATCGAAGTGAAAGTTTGTTATCTTCTTGAACACCGGTCTTCAACCAACTTGGAAGATTGTCATACATAACACGCACTTTTGTAACCAAATTCTTTGCAGTTTCTTGTTTTGTTGCAATAACAAGAATGTTTTTATCTTGGTTAAATAACATCAACCAAAGTGAATAACCGGCAATAAGAGTAGAAATGCCCAACTGACGAGATTTCAGAACTATGTTCCATCGGTTATTATTAAATTCTTTTACAACATCTTCTTGGAATGGGTATAATTCAAAAAGTATTTTGCCACGAGTTGGATGTTGAATCTTAGCATACCTTTTCATAAAGTATACGGGATTAGACGCACATTTTGCGTATTCCTCTTTTATTATGTCTTTAAGATTTTTATTCGATTGACTCATTGTACTACAAGAATTATTCCAACAACAGAAGCGGCTCCGGTTAGGAACCATAAAAATTTATTATCATACCAACGAGGTTGCAGTTCTTGATTTATTTTTTCAAGTTCTTCACTTCTCTTTTTACAAGCGGCAAGTGTTTCATCACGATTTTTTAATTGTTGTATAAACATTTCTGATCTAGAAACATATAAATCTATTACTGTATCTTGAACATTAACAACTGCAGTAAGGTATTCAACCGAATCTCTTATCAGTTGAATTTTATTCCACAATTTAGTTACTTCGGGTTTTGTAAAACAAACGAGGGAATCTTTTTCGGAAGCAAATGCAATCGAAACGGAAAATAACAATGCAATAAGATATTTCATATATTACTCATTCAGAAATTTTTTAATAAGTTTAGTTGCTTCATCTGGATTTTTTATTTCTCGGTTTCTGTAAACGTAGAATCTTTCTTTTATTATTAGAATACTATCTTTACGAACTTTGATAAGTGAATCCAAATTATCAGCTCTTTTTTTCAATTCAACATAGTCAAATTCATATTTGTTTATCAATGCCTCCAAACTATCCTTTGTTTTTGTTGAAGACTTTATTTGTTCTTTTGATTTGTAATTATCATAGACAATGTATAAGAACATTATTGCAAACAATACACCGGCGAAAATTTTTATGTAATCACCAATTTTTTTTACCGAAACATCTTCCATCTTTAATCCTTTGTATATGTTGAAACCATTTTTGCCTTACCACGGCCGGTAGCACCTTTTTTTCTCTTTCGTGTTACGGCACTTCTCTTTTGTTTTGATGACATTGAAGATGCTTTTGATGCCGGAACACATTTGGGATATGCCCTCTTACCACCCTTTCTGGCTTTACTACCAGCAGAGGCGCCACATGGCGGATGTCCACCACCTTTTTTCTTACGAGAAATATCAACCCATCTTTCTCTAAACCATCCAGTTAAACCACCACTGGGTTTTTTTCCTTCAATCAATACTGAACGGAGATACTCACGAATTATTTCTCTAACTATATTTTCTGCACATTTATTCATACTGATAAATATACAATTTTATAGTTTATTAGGTATATGGATTTTGTTTCCAACCTAATTGTATTAAATTACGAAGTTCTTCCCAAGATGGATTTTCTTTTAATTGTTTTTTAGTCCAGTCTAAAACAGATTCTTTATTAACACCAATGACTTTATCAGCAAAGTATTTTTTTCCATTAACATCCACAAATCCTTCATTATCGAAAATATAAGATAAAGTTCCACCATTTCCAGTTTTAACTGTTATTGAAATGTTTATACCATATGGATATTTTGTTCTGTTTATATCAGTTCCCCAACTAATAGCATTTATAGTGTCTATATTTCCAGTTGTGCCGGATGTTCCAGAAGTTCCAGTTGTGCCGGATGTTCCAGAAGTTCCAGTTCTTCCAGTTGTGCCGGATGTTCCAGATGTTCCAGAAGTTCCAGTTGTGCCGGATGTTCCACTCGTTCCAGATGTTCCTGATGTTCCTTGTGATTTAGGTGGTACACATAAAATAGAAACCCAAGGTAGTATTATTGGAACAGGAGATGGTGCAGCTGGAACCAATCCCTGAAATGTTCCTGCTATTGTACTATGAAATGAACACAATGCAGTGTATAACATTTCAACGAATAAATCAAATTCAGATTGATCAAATGCAACTTGTAACTTTTGTTCTAATTTTTTTGGATCACCGGGAAACAAAACCTTTGTTCCTACCGTTGATGATATTGCAGGAGGCATTGGTGGTAACGGTGTAAATGTTGTTCCTATCCAATAAGAACAAAAACCAACTGCCATCAGAATGTAACCATTTTTAGAATTTGTTGATTTATTTACTTCAAATGCCGCTTTGATAAATTTTTCCAATGTTGATTTATCACCACGAACTAATGTTGATCCATAAAAAGTACAACTGCTTCCAATGGTTGATAATTCATATGCATCAGCCAGTATTTTGGCTGCATGATCAACATCATCAACGCTGTTAGTTCCCATTTCTGGTTTTAACAAAGATTTGAATGTTTGTTTATTCATATATTATGTTTTATCTATTGCTCCCTTGCCACTCGAAGGCCATCCAAAACGGCATGACCAATACCTTGCTTTATGTCTTGGTCCAGGTGATTGACAATTATGACGAGCACGAAATGATTTTCTACGAGCTGCATTACTTTTTTTTATTTTCATTGTTTTCTTTCCACCCTCACCCTTGTGACCAAAGTTTACTTTTACAACATTTCCATTTGGTTTTTTAACATAAACAGAAAACTTTTTTGGACCTCCGGGTGTTCTAAAAGGTTTACCTAGAGAAACTTTTCTACCACGATATTCCGCCTCATTCATCATGTTTGGTTCATTTTCTTGTAAACGGAAATGTAATTCAGTTATTTTACCACATGAATTTGTTGAATAACCTTCAAGTTGATAAGATGCATTATTCATAACTTCTTTTACATTACGAAATCCACCACCAGCAGCTTTATATGCCTTTACTAATGCACCGGATGCATAAGCACTTGGCCATACTTTATATTTTTTTTTAATTCTGGCTTTTACACTTGCATATAGTTTTTTGTTAGTTGGAACTGCTCTTTCAAGTATTACTTGTTTCATTCATTTCTCCGTTTTCTTTTTGGTTCATCGTGAACTATATCAATATCATTTATTTCTTCATAGTATTCACTATTATCAAGTTTCCTAAATTTCGTAGCAAATTGTTCTGATGCAACTGAAAAAAGACTACCAACTACAATGTAAAGAAAACCATCAAATATAAATTGTTCTATCTTCTTATCGTAGAAAGTAGATAGTATTGCCATAAATATCATAATCATAAAGGAAAAAAACATCATCATTCTTTTTGATGATAACCTACCTCTTATTCCACTAAAAGTTTCTGATATAGGATTATTTTTCATTATTTATTTGTTCCAAATCTTTTTCTAGTTTTTCGATGAAGTTTTTTCTGAACTCATCAAATTCCGATTCTATTTTTAACAAAAGTTCTTCTTTGTTCAATCGTGTGTCCCATTTTTCAATATCACCAAATTCATTTTTTGTAAACTCTAATTTTGTAAGTTCATCTACAATTCTATTCTTATCACTCTCTGCCTCATTTAACCATGCCATTGCATTTTCTTTTAATTTTGTTTTTTCATATTCTTCCCATTTTCCTTCAATACGAAGTTTATGTTCCATTGAAACAACACAATCCAAACACATACCATGAATCCTACGCATTTTTTCATCTAGTTTTTTTGGCATAATGCATGTGCAAGTTTCTTTTTGACATTTTGGAAATGTGTTTAAGTATTCATGCAATTCTTGTTGCCACTTTTTCCCCAATTTTACAGAGTAACCATCTTTTTGTTCCCACTCATTCCCTTGTTCATCAAACCATTTTTCACCGACTTCTCTGGCTGGACTAATTTTAGCCTTCTCACCGTCATACCCTAACTGTATTTTAGTCTGACTGTCATGTGAACCATCAAGTAATTTTTTTACATCTTTCAATCCATCAATTTTAATATCCATAACATAACCTTTTATTTTATTATTTCATTGTAAACTTTATTCCAAAATTTTCTTGTTATCATGTGTAATGGTCTTAAACCATTTTTATCTTTTTTACTTTCTTTCATTTTACCGCGTTTAGTATTGAACTTTGAAACAACCATATTGAATATCTCTACATCAAACCAACCAAATATGGAAATGAAACGAGATTTTAATTCGGATAATTTAGCAGAACGGTCTGCCAAAGCAGCAAAAATACTCTTTGAACCCATTTCGCCAAATGATGGAATATCATATATGACATGATTCACTACCATGTAATACACATATGGATTTTGAATATCTTTGTATGGCAAATGACTACTACCATTCCATTTCATCAATCTTTTGTAATCTTTTAATTTCGATACATCATCCTTGTCCACCGCATAAATTACAACAGTAGCATCACCATCAAATTGTTCTATAACATTTGTTGCATGAAATGGTGTATTTGATTTTTGAATATGTTTGACATTATGACGACGCATTATTGCAAACTTCTCGTCATACGTTAATGGTTTTTCTATTGGATCTGTAATATCATTTGTAACAATAATAACATTGTCTTTATCAAATTTACGGCAAATTCTTTCATATTCTTCACGATGATAAATTGCCATCGGTTGAAATTTGCCAGGATACAGAACAACAATATCTTTGTCCACTAATTCATTTTCATTGAATATAGCAAGGTTCATTTCTTTTATCAATTTAAGAATTTTGTTGTTCATATTTTATTCTGGTTTTGTTGGCCAAATTATATTGAATGGATCAGATTGTACTGTTATATCTCTTAAAGACTGACGATATGTTTGCCATTCTTGTTGTTTTTGTTCAGACAATGGACTGTCTTGTAGTTGTGTCCAATCACATTCCAATAAAAATTCATTTCTACGGCGACGAATAAAAGCCCATTGACTTTCAAGTTCTTCTTCAATTTCTTGTGGGGTTTTATTACGAACCTTTTGGTATTCAACTACTTCGTCTTCTTCAATAACAAAATCGCTTCCATCATAAAATTGATTTGAATTTATTTCTGCTTCCACAAATCTAAACGGGTACCAACCATATTGTTTCAATGTTTCATTATCAAAAAGATAAAAATTTGATATATTTGCCCAATTTCTTGGAAGTTCCATTGGATTTCCAACGATGTTTCCATTTTCTACTAAAATATATTTCATGTATAAACTCTTTTTGTTAAAAACAATATACTATCTATAAATATGTTAAACCGATTGTTTACTATGTTCTTCTGATAATTTAGTGAGTTCTTCTCTAATTTTTAAGAATGTATCATCCCATTTTCCATATTTTTCTTGACGAAATAATTTTACAGAATTATACCAACGAGAAGTATTACCGGGAAAAACCCAAGTATAATATGGCATTATAGGAACAATAACCCATGTGGGAATACCCATTGCACCTGAAAGATGAGCTATCGAAGTACAAGATGTTATTACTAAATCCAAATCTGCAATAATGTTTGTAGTATCATCCCATGATTTCATTTGGTCACGCATATCAGAAAATGGCAATCCATCTATACAATTTTCATCCCTTTGTAGTGAATAGAACGATGTGTTTGGAATTTCTGATAGTGCAATCATCAATTCTGGTGGAAACCTTCTATGTTGTTCGTGTTCAAATTCAGGATTACCACTCCAACGAATACCAATTTTCAAATTATTATTCTTGGAAAACAAAGATATTGGATTTTTTGGAAAAATATATTGACTACCATCAATATCATCATACTCCATATTCAATACATAAGCGGCAGACATAGCAGGAACCCAATAATCATAATGAAGAAACTGTATACCTTTATTATCAATGCAAACAAATCCATGATTTGAAAATAATTCTTTTAATTCAGTTGAACATGATATTACAACTTTAGCACCCAATTCTTGAAATTTTTTAGCAAAACGAAAATTTAGTATTTGATCACCATATCCACCTTCACATCTGAATAGCAATGTTTTATTTTCAAGTGGTTCATCTTTCCATATTTTTCCAAGAACGGCTGGTAATCCAAAAACATTTATGTATCTTCCATAATTTAGATGTTCAAATCCTTTTTTAAGATTACCATGACGCATTTCATGCCATCCTAAATTGAAAAGAACACGTAAATCATCTTGTGACTGATTTCTCAATATATCTTCACTTTTTTCTGGAAATCCATTTATAGTGTAGTTTAGAGCAATATCTAATGGATCAATTACTTCACTTTTCATTTCAAAACCTTAAATAGAATTACATACAAATATACATAATTCTAATCATTTTTCCAAATTTTTAATTCAATATAAATTAAGTTCTTAATCCGTGCATATGATTTCTTCCTGCCATTATTTTATACCATGATGTTAAACTGCCAATCTGTGAAGGACTTGATGTAGTTGTTGTGTTACCTAAACCTAATTCTCCATTGGCGTTTGTCCCCCATGACCAAATTGTTCCATCAGTTTTTAACGCCATAGAACAATAACTTCCGGCTTCTACATTTGCCCAATTTGTTAGGGAACCAATTTGAACGGGAGAATTTCTTTGGGTGGTTGTGCCATCACCCAATGCACCCGCATTTACTCCCCATGCCCAAAGTGTTCCGTCTGTTTTTACGGCAAGAGAATGACAATTACCAGTTTGACCCTGTGAAGCTGCAACATATTTCCAGTTAGTTAAAGATCCAACTTGACCTGGACTCGATCTATCTGTTGTGTTACCTGTGCCTAAATTGCCATTTGGATTATCACCCCATGTCCAAAGTGTTCCATCTGTTTTCACTGCTAATGTAAAATAATTACCACCAGCTATTTCAGCCCAATTAGTTAATGATCCAACTTGACTTGGTGATAGCCTTCCACTGGCACCAATTCCAGTTATGCCAAGACCAGTTTCACCTGCCGTGCTTGCACCCCATGCCCAAAGTGTTCCATTAGTTTTTATTGCAAGGGAATGATTTGCACCACACGCAATTTTTGCCCAATTTGTATCGGATCCAATTTGAACTGGACTGGATATACTTGTTCTGTTACCATTACCCAATTCGCCATTATCATTATATCCCCAAGCCCATAATGTTCCATCGGTTTTTATTGCAAGGGAATGATTGTTTCCCGTTGCTACTTTACTCCAATTAGTTAAAAGACCGACTTGTGTTGGGGAACTCCTTTGAGTAGTGTTACCAGTTCCCAATTCACCGAATGGATTATTGCCCCAAGACCATAAGGTTCCATTATTTCTAATACCTATACTGTGAAAATCTCCTGAATGAACTTCTTTCCAAATTGCAGTAGTTCCAACTTGAACTGGAGAACTTCTACTAACGGTACTTGTATTTCCCAACTGACCATTTGTACCTGCGCCCCATGAAAAAAGATTAAATTCAGTTGGGGGTGTATAGATAGTATATGATGCTGATGCAGCAAATGCCATTCGTAATATATTAGCAATCATAACTTATTCTCATATTAAATTAAACCACTTTGATTTTGTGCAAGAACATATCCAACATATTCTGTTCCACTATTTACAGTAAAAAACGAATATATGTCCATATTTCCGGCTGCAGTAGTTACTGATGGTGCACCTCCTGGCCAAGTTACTTCTGTTCCCCATGAAACAGTTCTAGGTGTACCATCGCCAATATAAATTAGAGTAAATGATCCAGCTTGCAATGCTGTTGGATTTTTTGTTATGTTAAAATCCGCCACATTTGCAGTTAAATTTATTCTGTATATGTTTCCTAAACTTAAATCTATCTGAACTATACCACCGGCATAATCAGCCGATACTGACTTTGAAACCATAGTTTCATAATAACCTTTGAATAATGGATTGTTTAATGATGACGAGTTCATTGTTATTCCTGCGGTAATATCCATAGAACCGGTTACACGTAAATTTACACTATCAAATGATAGATTAGATTCACCAACAAGTCCAGTTGAAGTTCCATCGGAAGTTATTATTCTATTATCACCTGCATTTGTAACAGTTACACCTGCACCGCCGAGTACATAAGATGCAGTTGTTGCAAATGATGAAGATATTGCATAAGATGCGGATCCCTCTAATGATCCAGTGAATGAACCAGTAAATGAACCGGTTTGCCATGATCCAGTTGGAAATGAATATATCCAGCCAAGTGATCCTGAGTAATTGTTGAATGAACCGGTTAGTGAACCGGTGAATGATCCTGATGCTGCACCTGTTAATTCTCCAAAAAATAGTCCTGCCTGTATTGTAACAGAATAATCTCCAGATCCAGTCCATTGATCAGAACCCGTTAATGAACCAGTGTATAGTGACATACTATGAAATGTTGGTAATGTGAAAGATCCAACACCATCCCATTCTACTACATTAAAAATTGCACCACTACCTGTATCATATATTTTGTAAACTGCCATTTTATGCCTCTGAAATTACTACTACAACACCGTTTCCACCTTTACCACTTGGAAACCCATCCGTATTTTGAGCAGGTTGCGGTCTTGCACCACCTCCACCACCGCCATATAATGCACCATCCTCTGCATCAACGCCGGATTCTCCACCACGACCACCTAATCCAACTAATGTGTAATATGCAGGAACATTATTGTTTGTTGGTCTTTGATAAGTAACATTATTTGGAACTACACCAGCAACATCATAGCTTGGATAAGCAGTTCCTCTACCACCACCATTGATTCTACCACCAGCTCCTCTACCGCTGTATGCAGCACATGGTTGAGACAGACAATCCATACCAGCTCCCCCACCTCCACCGGTGGTTGTTAATGCGGATGGCCAAGGATAAGCAGATGCCGGTGCAAATGGTGCATTTATAGCATCTCGCATTGGTAATGCCGGTGGTTCTCCGTCAATACCAGTAGTCGGTAAAACGATACCACGACCACCCCAACCACTGCCGAATCCCATGAATCCTATTGAACCTCTGCCAACTGTATATGTAGTTGTAGTTGTAGTATTTGCACTCGTAATACTACCAACACCACCTGCACCACCTTGAGCACGAATATACTCACCAAATGTACTATCTCCACCAATACCACCTGCTCCAGGAACTTGTCCTTGTAAAGTTGTTGTTGAATTTCCACCTCTACCAACGGTCACAAGAACTGTACTTGATAAATTTGAAGCATCAAATCTGCCCATGACTATTGCACCACCTGCACCACCTGCACCACCAGTTGAAAAACGATTTACAGAAGAAAATGCCGTTCTTGCTCCACCACCACCTCCTCCTCCGGCAATACAAACAACAGTTACGGTTTTTGCCCATGATGGTTTATTCCAATTATATGTTCCGTTACTACCAACTATTTCAAATATCTCTGTATAAGAAGCACTTGATACCAAGCCCATAATAGATGCGGTTCCTGGTGTGGTTTTTACATCTATACTTCCAGTAACATAAATACTACCAGTTGTATAAACACTTCCAGTTGCCCATATTGAAGATTGCATTACGGTTACATTTGATAAAACACTCAATGCACTTTCAGCATTTGCTGAATTTGTGGTTCCATCTGATGTCAATACTCTGTTATCCACGGCATTTGTTATTGTTGTAAATCCAGTTCCAGATGTTCCTGATGAACCAGATGTGCCAGAAGAACCAGATGTCCCACTACTACCAGAATTACCAGATGTTCCTGATGAACCAGAGGTTCCTGATGAACCAGAAGTTCCTGATGAACCAGATGTGCCACTACTACCAGAATTACCAGATGTTCCTGATGAACCAGATGTGCCACTACTACCAGAATTACCAGATGTTCCTGATGAACCAGATGTTCCTGATGAACCAGATGTTCCTGATGAACCAGAGGTTCCTGATGAACCAGATGTTCCGCTTCTTCCAGAAGTTCCAGAAGTTCCACTTGAACCAGAAGTTCCCGATGAACCAGATGTGCCAGAAGAACCAGATGTTCCTGATGAACCAGAGGTTCCTGATGAACCAGAAGTTCCGCTTCTTCCAGAAGTTCCAGAAGTTCCACTTGAACCAGAAGTTCCCGATGAACCAGATGTTCCTGATGAACCTGATGTGCCAGAAGTTCCTGATGAACCAGAAGTTCCAGATGAACCTGATGTGCCAGAAGAACCAGAAGTTCCAGATGTGCCAGAAGAACCAGAAGTTCCGGAGGAACCTGATGTGCCAGAAGAACCAGAAGTTCCTGATGAACCTGATGTGCCAGAAGAACCAGAAGTTCCGGAGGAACCAGAGTTTCCAGAAGTTCCCGATGAACCAGAAGTTCCGGAGGAACCAGAAGTTCCACTTGAACCAGAGTTTCCAGAAGTTCCACTTGAACCAGAGTTTCCAGAAGTTCCCGATGAACCAGAAGTTCCGGAGGAACCTGATGTTCCTGATGAACCAGAAGTTCCGGAGGAACCTGATGTTCCTGATGAACCAGAAGTTCCGCTTCTTCCAGAAGTTCCAGAAGTTCCACTTGAACCAGAGGTTCCTGATGAACCAGATGTTCCTGATGAACCAGATGTTCCGCTTCTTCCAGAAGTTCCAGAAGTTCCCGATGAACCAGAGGTTCCTGATGAACCAGATGTGCCAGAAGAACCAGAAGTTCCGGAGGAACCTGATGTGCCAGAAGAACCAGAGGTTCCTGATGAACCAGAAGTTCCGGAGGAACCTGATGTGCCAGAAGAACCAGAAGTTCCG